AATAACTAAATTATTAGATGTATTACCTGCGAAAGTTAAAGCACCACTTGTACCAAGACTTCTATCGTTTTGTATGGTAAATGTACCATTGGTTGTTTTTAATTCTAGTCTTGCATCATCACCTGATTCTGAGCCTATAGATTCAATACGAACAACTGCATCATCTGAATTTTTAATATTTAGTTGTGTATCAGGAGTACCTCCAATTCCAACTCTATTGTTTGTAGAATCTACATGTAAGGTAGATGTATCAACTGTTAGGTTGGCAGACATTTTTACATCTCCAACTATATCTACGGGCACGGATGGAGAAGCGGTTCCCAATCCCACACGGGAGTTAGCATTGTCTACCACGAATGTGGGGGAATCAAAAGCAACATCGTTAGATCCTACGGTTAGACTACCTGGAGTAGTAATGTCGCCTGAAAGCTTTGCACTGGTTATGGTGCCATCGCTTGGTGTACCTATGTTGACTGGGTTCATAACATAAACTGTTACGATTCTGTCGGCAGTAATACCGTCTGTCATACTTAAGGTAGTAGCTGATATTGTGTAAGTATCGTTAGCTTGAAATACACCGTCAACAAATACTATTAAATTAGTCTCTGCTGCTGGAGCATCTGATAGAACAAAGTCAACCTGTGGATTACCGCTAACATCCGCTGCGGTAAATGTGTCTACGGTTAGGTTAGAGGATTGTAAATTAACTAAGTTGTCAATTATAACCTCTAAGGCTGTCCCATCTACTGGTGCGGTATCAAAGGTTAGTGTTGCTCCGCTAAATGAAAATGTATCGTGATGTTGATATACACCGTCTAGGAATACTGAAGCGTTAGCCTCAACACCTGGATCCTGACCGACATCATAATCTGTAGCACTTGAGGCTGTTGTGGCAGAAAAGACTGTTTGATTAGCAGACTTAGCTGCTATGTTTTCTTGTATGTCTGTTAATAAAGCTGATGTAGCTCTTAGTTCTGCAGCATCACCTGAGCTAAAAGATCTTGCTGTTGTACTATCAACACCCCTGACGATTGTAAGGGTGTTACTACTTCTTGCTGTTACCTTTACTATTTCATTATTAGTACCATCATCGAATGTACAATAAAAATGTTCACCAGATGATAGGTCTGGAAATACAGATCCATCTGTGACGGTAGCCGTAGTGACACTGCTATTTATTCCAGAAGCAAGCGTTGTTTTGGCGTTGTTAGTAAACTTAACAGCCATCTCGTTGACTCCTTAAATTAACTTACTGTAACAGTCCAAGTAATAGTCATTGAGTCAGCTGCACCTTTATTTACAACTGAGAATACTGTTCTACAAAGCAATGTACCACTTGATGATGCGTTTAAAATACCAGCTTCAGTTATAGCTCCAGTTCCAGTTCCAGCTCCGAAAGTTGCTACATACTCAACCTCATTATTGGTAACTGTTGTTGAAGTTAAACTAACTCTTCCAGACTCACTGCCTAAAGCAGAGTCTGATGCAGCGGCAGCAGTAGATCCTGTTCCAATAGCCATGTGCGACATAGCTGTTGCTGTTGCGTTCTTCATTCTTGAGGCAACATAACCCTTTCCATCTGTTACAACTACATTTGGTATTTCTTGCACAACCTCGTTGTTGATTGCAATACTTAACTTACCTGTAAGTTTTAATCCATCGTTTAACATTTATAGTCTCCTAATTTAATACACTAGTGTTTAAGGCTTGAGTATTAAGGACAGAACTTGCAGCACCCGGAATAAATAATACACTTATAGATTCAGAGATACCCAATGTATCTGACAAGCCTTTATCAAAAGATATCACTTCTGAGTCCAATAGTGAAGAGCTATCAGAGAAGGGTTTGTTAAAGGTAATAACACTGGTTTCTGCAATAGAAACACCATCTGTTTTTATAGAATCAAAAGACCTAATATCTGAGTCTGTAAACGATAAAGAATCTGATTTCACAAAAGAAGCTGAATAATTTAATTCCTCAGTTAGCGTAGCTATATTGTCCTTATCAAGCAAATTATCCGTTTGAAGTGGGTCTGTTGCACTTGCTAGATCGTCAAGAGAGACTGCGTCTGAAAAATTTCTAGAGAAAGAAACAACTCTAGAGAATACCTCTGACATAGATACACTATCTGCTTTTGATGTATTAAATAGCAATACGGGTATTTCTGATATATTGGCTGTATCTGACTTTGTTATTCCTACCTGCTTTACATCGCTTTCTGACATGGTGAGACTTTCTTCTTTCCCGAGCCCAGTCGCCAAAGATTCACCGTCTGTAAAACCATAAGAGTCAGTAAAGTCTCTAACAAATAATATAGTTTTTTGTAAATCTTCTGACAGTGTAGCTGTATCTGATATACCCTTACCAATATCTTTAACTTGATCTAAATCCAAGACCCCAACAGAATCAGATTTGTTTGGTTGTATATTAAGAACAGGAACATCGCCCATGGATATAACCTGAACTTGTGGAGAGTCATATTGAGATGAGAAATAAAGGTTTTTAGTTTCTGCGTCTAAGAATAGAACAGCATTGAGACTGGTATAATCCTGTGTTGTTTTGAGATTAACAAATTGTAAAAGAGCAGAAGGATCGCTAGATAGTGATAGTGATGCTAGTTTCTGTCGTGTGGCTGTAATGTGTAGAGAGGAATATTCTACCGTAAACTTTATAGCCATTAGTCAAAATCATCCCTCACACTTAATTTAATTAAGTCATTGACTGTTTGAATGTTTGATCCAGATGTTGTGTATTCTACTTCGGCTTCAAAGAATCCTGCTTCTGAAAAAGTGTCTGCTGGAAATAACATTGAAACCTTTCCTGCTGTTGCATCTGTAATTGTTGCAACGATTGTTTTTAATATAGTGGTCTCTCCTATCTGCCTTATTCTTACCCTTACAGTTCCGCCTGTAATATCTATAGGTGCAAAAGTAGAGGGATCTTCTTGATCTAGCGTTTGACCAGAGGCTGCTGTATTACTATCTTTTAAAGTAATAGTAAGTTCTGGAAGAGTATCTCCTTTAACTAGTTTTATTGTTTCTGAATAAGCCATTAAATAAACTCCTGATACTTAACAGTTAGCGGGGCTCCAACTCCACCGTATTTAGATTTTCTTACTGCAAGTGCTTCACCTTTATCATACATTCTTTTATTAATATCTGCTGCCTGAAGGTCGGTCCACGGGCTGTCCTTCATCATTTGAAGCCTGTATAAAGCACCATGTACTATAACTTCTTTATATTCGTTAATAATTATGCTTGGCACTGTTGTTGCTGAATGCGTGGGCTTTAGACTATAGAGAACATATAATGTTTCGTTCTCATCTGGGGTTGGTGCGAATAAAATAGTTTCTTGATCTTTTTGTGTATAGTATTTTATTTTTCCTGAACCATAAAAATTAAAAATAGATACTCCACCTATTTGAGACTTAGCCTCTAATGGGGTTAAACTTTTTTTAGATAAGGGTGTTGTAGATGGCGAAGATGATCTATATATATCTAATATATGATTTAACTCAGCTCCAGCGGGTATGTCTAAATTATCAGACTCGTACTGATTAATATTCTTAATTGTAAGGAAGGGAGTTAAATCTTGAACGTATATATCTGTATTAATACAGAAATCTATAATAGTATTTCTTAACTCCTCTACAGCAATAAAGGAAGGGCAGTTTGGTGCCTCTCTTTTTACTTTAGGAACTAATGATTCTATTTTTTTTGCTACTGCCATTACTCACTACTGTGCTGGTGTTGATGGCTGAGGTGTAGACCCTGCATCAACTTGATTTTTAATTCCAAGCGAGTTTTGAAAAGACTGTAAGTAAACCCCAGATCTCTGTAAATCTCCAGCATACTCAGTATCTTTTTGATATGCTCTATATAATATAAAGTCTAATATTCCATTTGCATATACATCATCTAGAGAAATAACGGTGGTATCAGTATTAAAATTACTAATAGTTATATCTGTAGGGGCTGAACTATAGACAATTTCTATAGTTGCATCTGAAGCTGTTGTATGTG